TGATCAGCCACATCCGCGAAGCGATCAGCAGCGCCGGTGGCGAGTTCGATCACGTACTGACTGCACCGGCCACCGATGTCGGTGCTGGTAAAAGCGAGCTGCTCACTTTCGGAGGTTGCGTATGGGGGGCATAAGAACCGCCGCGCAATATCAGGCGCAGCTTCGTGCGCTGCTGCCCAGCGGCCCGGCGTGGGATCCGGAGCGCGTGCCGGAACTTGATGAAGTCCTGCAAAGCGTCGCGGTCGAACTGGCGCGTCTCGATGCTCGCGCCGCCGACCTGCTCAACGAGATGGACCCGGCCGGCGTCAGCGAACTGGTGCCGGACTGGGAACAGGTGATGAACCTGCCCGACCCCTGCCTAGGTGCCGAACCGTTGTTCGACGACCGCCGCCTCGCCGTACGCCGGCGCTTGCTAGCGGTCGGCAGCCAGGCTGTCGGTTACTACCTGGAAATCGCCAAAAGCCAAGGTTACCCCAACGCCACCATCACCGAGCACGAGGCACCGCGCATGGGCCGCGCACGTTTTGGTTCAGCGCGCTGGGGCACGTGGGAGGCGCAATTCATGTGGACGCTTAACACCGGCGGGCGCTTGCTGCTCGGTCGGCGTTTCGGCGCGAGTTACTGGGGTGAGCGCTTCGGCGTCAATCCGGGCTCGGCGCTGGAGTGTTTGATTCATCGCAGCGCGCCGGCGCATACCAGCGTGCACATCAACTATGACTAGGAAGGCGTGAAATATGGATTATCCAATAACCGTCCCCAGTGTCGGCCTGGTCAACGGCCGTTTCGCCGATGAAGACCCGGAGGCAGGCAAACCGGGTTCATTGATCCCGGCGGCATGGGGCAACAGCGTTACTCAAGAAATTCTGAATGTGATCAATGCGGCCGGGATGGCTGCGTCCGAGACGGACACCCGGCAACTGCTCAAAGCCATTCAATCGATTGTCGGCAATGCCAACCCGATGCGATCGGTGATCACCCGGCTAGCCGCTTCAAAGACGTTGACCGAGCAGGAACTTGGTCTCGTGTTGATTGATGCCAGTCCGGCGCCGGTCACTGTTGTGTTGCCAGCGGCTGATGATCCACTGGGTGTGCGTGATGTGATTGTTCGTCGTGTAGACAACAGCGGCAGTCGGCTTGTTATTCAAGCATCCGGCAGCGACCGGATTCGTTTTCACACGCACCTTTCGGCCAGCGGCTATCCATTTTTGGTACTGATGGGCGGCGGTGACTGGTGGCATTTGCGCAGCGATGGCGCGGGGAGCTGGTGGCCGGTTGGGCGCTTCGATAACACGCCGTTGGGGCGACCGTTTTTCGAGACGACAGTCTTGCTGAGCCCCGGAGGTTACGGTGCGCTCAACGGCGCCGTCATGAAGCGTGTCGAGTGGCCGTGGCTTTGGGATCACGCGCAGCAATCGGGAATGCTCGGCACCGAGGCTGCTCGCGTCGGCAACGAAGGTAAGTGGACGTCGGGCGATGGCGCAGCAACCTTTCGTGGGCCAGAGGGGAGGGGTGAGTTTTTGCGAGTGCTGGACGAAGGCCGGGGCGTGGACATAGGTCGCCAAACAGGTACCTCTCAATCAGGCTCGATTCATTCCTACGCCCAAGGTGCAAATGGCGGAGGTGCTGTGGGTGCCTACTGGTCGGATAGCTTGACCGGATTTGGTGCTGAAACGCGCGAAGAAGCCGAATTCGTTTCAGGATTACTCAATGGTGGTCCTGTTTATCCGGACGGCACCAATTATCAGCGAGATACGGCCAGCACTGTGCTTTACACCTTCAAATCCCGCCCGCGCAACATCGCCTATCCCGGTCGAATCAAGCTTATCTGAGGCTTCCCCATGTTCAATTATCTGTTTGACGGCTCGGGCGCATTGTCCGGGCCTGTCGAGTTTTTCGTCACGCCCGGCATCGGCGTTCAGCTTCCTGCCAATGCCGTGCAACTGTCCTTTGAATTGCCTGAACCGGAAACCGGCCGCACCTGGGCGCTGATCAATGGCGTACCGCGGGAAGTCATCGATCGTCGGGGACTGGTTTATCGCAAGGACGGCGGCGCGCAGCAACACTGGAATGAGTTGGGCGAGTTGCCTGACACCTTCACCACACAGCCCTGGCCCGGTGATTTCCATATCTGGGGTGATAACGCCTGGCAACTTGATGAGCAGGCGCAACTGGCCGGTGCCAGACAGCAGACTCTGCAAGCGCGCGATGCACTGCTTCGTGAGGCCGTTCTGCGAATTGCTCCGCTGCAATACGCCGAGGATATCGGTGATGCCAGCCATGAAGAGCAGTTGCAATTGCTCGAATGGAAGCTCTACAGCGTGGAGTTGAACCGCATCGAGAAACAGCCAGGTTTCCCTGCGCAAATCACTTGGCCAATCGTGCCAGGCACGATCGCGAACACCTGAAACATCGCAAAGGAGAAATGCAATGGATTATCCGATCAGCGTTCCCAGTGCTGGCTTGGTCAATGGCAAATTTGTCGATGAGGATCCGCTTGCCGGATCTCCCGGGTCCTTGATTCCGGCGAGTTGGGGCAATGGTGTGACCCAGGAAATTCTCGGGGTTGTACAGGCCGCCGGAATGACGCCTAGCGAAACTTCAAACACGCAATTGTTAACTGCACTTCGAAGTGCGCAGCTGTATCAGACCCGGGCACCATTTGACGTCAGTCGTTCGGTGGCTACAACCGAGTTTGTGCAGCGTTCGTTGGGCAACTACGCCGGGGCACGCAGCGTCACTGCCGCGACACAACTGACCGTTGCGGATGTGGGATGGACGATCGGTATAGGTGGAAACTCGCCTTATACGGTGAGCTTGCCCGATATCAAGACTGTGCCCAATGGTGGGACATTTTCGCTGCATTGCCGGAGTAACGCGGTCGTCACCATTGCATGCACGGGCACTGCGCAAATAACCCCGCAAGGTGCTTATCTGACCTCGATCGTCATGAACAGTGGCGAGAGTGCGACCATTGTTAATGAGAGCGGTATTTGGGCTGTTCATGGGACGGCGAGTCTGAAGTACGCCGCGCTTCTGTCCGGTTTGAACGGTAACCCCGGGTATCAGAAACACGCCAGCGGCAATATCGATCAGTGGGGAACGGTTATGACGGATGCCAACGGTGAGGCTCTTGTGACCTTTCCGATTTCGTTTCCCAACGCATATTCCTCATGCGTGGCTACTCACGTCGGCACTGGCGGAGCGATGGTTATCGTCTTGGGAGGAACAGAGCAAAAACAAAGTATTCGCTTGAAAATGCGAGATGCAGTTAACGGGGTATCGCCAGGCTGGCGTATTAATTACTTCGCAAAGGGTTATTAAATGAACGCCTACAATGTTTTGTTCAGCGCCAGCACACTAGGTGTTTATGTACCGGGTATCAACTCGGCCGACATTCCTGAAGACGTGATTGAAATCCCACAGGCGTACTGGATCTCACTGCTACAGCATATGGCAGTGACGCCGAAGACGGTTGGTGTCAGTTCAGCTAACGGTTATCCGATACTGGTTGATCCACCAACACCTTCGGCGGATCAGGCAGCCGAAACTGAACGTCACTGGCGCACTGCACAACTGGCTGCCACTGACGGTCTGGTAGCGCGCGATCGTGATGAACTCGAAGACGGTGGCGGTACCACGCTAACCACCGATCAATACACCGAACTGCAAACCTACCGGCGTGCACTACGCGACTGGCCGCAGGGCTCTTTCTTTCCCTTTAGCGAGCATCGACCAGTCGCGCCGCGCTGGTTGGCGACTGCGCTTTAAGTCAGCAAGGATGTTGAAATGGATTATCCAAAAAACGTTCCCGGTTCAGGCCTGGAGAACGGTAAGTTTGTAGATGAAGATGCCATCGCAGGTACACCCGGTTCACTAATTCCGGCCAGTTGGGGTAACAGCGTTACTCAAGAGATTCTCAACGCCATCAAGGCTGCCGGATTGACTCCCGATGAGGAGCAGACCAATCAACTGGCGCTGGCAATCAAAGAGTTGTCGAAACCGGATCCGCTGCAACAGTTTCCGGTGCAGGTGTATCGCAGGAATCTGCTGATCAATGGCGGGTTCGAAATCTGGCAGCGTGGAGCGGCTAATCAGGCGCCGAATACCGGCGGTTATGTCGCTGATCGTTTTCGCTGCGACTGGAACGGCAACGCGGGCGTCAGTATCACCCGTCAAAGTTTCTCCCTTGGGCAAACGGAGGTGCCTGGCGAACCCGCCTGTTTCCTTCGCTGGCAGCAAATCACCGCGGGGGTGGGCGCTACCACTCACCGGATTTATCAGAACATTGAATCGGTCAGAACGCTTGCTGGCAAAACCGCGACCCTGACGTTCTGGGCCCGATCGGATGCGGCGCGGCCATTGAAAGTGGCTGTCGCTCAACAGTTTGGTACCGGAGGTTCAGAAGCGGTTGTGAAGGTGGTGGATGTTTTTCCGCTGAATACGGCGTGGACCCGATACACCGCGACGTTCCAGGTACCTGCCATCGCCGGAAAAATGAAGGGGGTCAACGACTGCCTGACGCTGTCGTTTGATTTACCGTTGAACGTTATGCAAACAGTCGATCTGACCTTGATTCAACTGGAGGAGGGCCCGGTTTCCACTCCCTTTGAGCAGCGATCTGTGGTTGACGAGTTGATGCTTTGTCAGCGCTATTTCGAAAAGTCTTTTGCGAGCGGACTTCCCGTCAAAGCGAATAACGGAGCCAACACGTGTATTTCGACGTTCACCCAAGTTCCGGCGGGTAACACTGGCCAATTCGGTATGACGATCGGCTTTCTGGTGCAGAAAAGAGTACAGCCGACCGTCACTACCTATTGTCCGGCTGACACCAGCAATCAGGTCTGGAATGGGACGATGATGAAGGCTTGCACCGGCACCACACTGCAAGGTGTTACGGATCGCAGTATCTCGTTTGCCACAGTCACACCCGTTAACAGTGCGCCAGGCCAGACCTTGCAACTGGAATGGACAGCAGACGCTGAAATATAGGGGTTGAAACTCATGACTTATCAACTGACCGCAAGCGGTGTGTTGCGCATGGAGGATTCCGCGTTTATTCCGCAAGATCCCGACAACCGTGATTGGCTCGCGTATCAGCAATGGCTGTTATCGGGCGGCGAGGTGCTGCCAGTCGGCGAAACAGTCGAGGACGCGGTGCCAGGGAGCCCTCTGAAAACTCTGGCAAAAAAATGGCTGGCAGGTATTTCCCGTCAGTCGTGATATCAGTCAAAGGATATCCAGGGAGGATCAAGCATTATGCAAATAACCGAAAACTACTTAACCAACATCATGCCCAACGCCCGCACCCAAGCGGGCGTTTTTGTTTCTGCACTCAACACCGCAATGGCTCGCCGGCGCATCGACACACCCAAACGCATCGCCGCGTTTCTTGCGCAAGTCGGTCACGAATCCGGGCAATTGCAGTACGTACGCGAACTGGGCAACAACCAATACCTGAGCAAATACGACACCGGCACCCTGGCCTTGCGCTTGGGCAACACGCCCGAAGCTGACGGCGACGGGCAAAAATACCGCGGGCGCGGGCTCATCCAGATCACCGGGCGCAGCAACTATCGCCAGTGCAGCCTTGGCCTGTTTGGCGATGAGCGTCTGCTGTCGCTGCCAGAGCTGCTGGAACAACCGCAATGGGCGGCTGAATCCGCCGCTTGGTTCTGGGAGCAGAACGGCCTCAACGAACTGGCTGATCGCGACCAGTTCAACACCATCACCCGGCGAATAAACGGCGGGTTGAACGGCTTGCAGGATCGCCTGGAAATCTGGGCGCGGGCGAGGGCGGTGCTATGCCAATCCCTTGGCGAGTGATTGGCTTACTCTTATTGGCCGTCGGCGCTTTTGTGGCAGCCTGGCAGTTTCAGGACTGGCGCTACGGCCGCCAACTCGCCGAGCAATCGCGTTTAAACATTGAAACGCTGAATCAACGGAGTCTCGCCGCCGCCTCGGCGCAACAGGCCGAGCAGGATAAACGCCTGGCGCTTGAGCAACGGCTCGCGACCAGTGAACAAACTCACTATCGAGCACTGAGCGATGCCCAACGTGATCAGGATCGCCTGCGCGATCGCCTTGCCACTGCTGATGTGCGCCTGTCAGTCCTCCTCGACGCAGGCGATGTTGCCCACGGCTGCAACGTGCCAGCCACCGCCGGCCCCGGCGGCGTGGATCATGCAGCCGTACGCGCCCGACTTGACCCGGCGCATGCTCAACGAATTATCGCCATCACCGACACCGGCGACCGCGGGCTGATTGCCTTGCAGGCGTGTCAGGCCTATGTCAGAGCGCTCGCGTCCGAACATTTTGAATGACTCTGTGTCTTGAAAGCGCAACCGGCTCGTGTACGGTGGAGGCATTCCACACGATCCGGAGTGCGCCGTGAAAGAGATCACCCAATTGGCTGCTGAACTGGGCCGACGCC